AGTTGTTGCGTGCGGTGAGCGTGAGTGTCGTTCCCGTGCTGTGCGTCATGGCGACCGGGAAGTTGCTCGAGGCAAATCCGGATGTGCTGTCAAGCACGCCACCCGCGCTGCCAGTCATGTCCCACACGCCGAGCAGGCGATTGCGTCCTACGTTGTCGAACCCGGTCACGTCGCTCATGGCGCGCGAGATCGTGGCGCTCCATGTGTTCAGGGTGCCGACGATGCCGGCGGATGCGACGTTTCCAGTATTCCCGTTCAGTGCTGGCATTAGGCGATCCTCGTGGTAAAGAGCGAGTAGGTCGTGCTCATGACGATGAACTCGTCGGTCGCTGATGGTACGCCGCGAGAGATGCACTGCATCGCCGTCGTGCCGTAGGTGCCGCCGCTCACCGATAGGTTCTGCTGGTCAAGCAGCGTGTAGAGCGCTTCCTCGATGTCCATGGCTGCGGCAGCTCCGCCCTTGGCCTCGCAGTAGATATCGAAGGTCACCGTCCCGCGCAGGATGCGCGAGGCGTCGAACTGGTCCTCGTTCTCGATGCCCTCGAGCGTCCAGACGGCGAGCGGGAACGCGGTGTTCTGCGGAGCCTCGACGTGGTAGTAGCGGCCGCTTACGAGCGCGTGGAACGATCCGGCGCCGGTTGAGGAGCCGAGACGGGTATGGATGGCGGCGGCTACGGCTTTCATGCGGTGCGGGCTCCGAGCCCTGACAAGCGTAGACGGTTGCGCATCATGCGCTGCGCGAGCGGCTTCATCTTCGCGATGCTCGGGCGGACGTACGGGCGCGGCAGGATCCTGCGGTAGCCGTACTCGAGCGCGCGCGCGTAGACCGCCATGATGCCGATGCTCCAGCCCTTCATAGTGCCGCGCGTCACGCGAGTCGGCTTGGCGAGCTGGATCGTCCGCCGCAGGTTGGTCGTGTCGGGCGCGGGTGGGTCGCCCGGAGCCGATGCCCGGTGCACGCCGGCGGCGCGGAGGTTCCTGTGCCGGGCTCCGCGCGCCTTGGTCATGACCGTACGGATATTCGCCGCCGTGCCCGCTACGCCGATCCTGCGGGCTGCAAACGGGGTCGCAGCGCCTACGCGCGCAAGGCTCGATTCTCCCGATGGCGAGATGGCGTACAGACGACCGCGACCGGGCTTGCTCACCATCTTCTGCAGTTCGGTCTGCAACTGCACCATGACCTCGAGGGCGCCGACGTTGAGCGCCGCGTCGAGGCGCTGCCTAATCGCGGTAGCGTTGAATGTGTGGCGGGCGCCCATTAGAGCGGCAGCGTCCTTGTGAGCGCGAGCCGCATATGAGCCACGCCGTCGCCCGTAGAGCGCTCGTCAGGCGTCCGGACCTCTTGGACGTCCCAGTAGACCGTCCCGACGAAGAGCCGATCCTGCGGGCTTATAGCCGTTCCTACGGGCACGTACCCTACTGCGGTTAGCGTGTTGCGCTGCGCGCCCATCATGTCGGACTCGGAGCCGCCGCCCTGCTGCAGATAGACCGTGAGGGCGGTGATCGCGTTCGTGTAGGTGTTGATGATCGAGCCCGTCGTGTCCGCCGAGGTCGTCGGGCGCTGGGTGGTCGCCGCTATGCCGTATTGCGCGATGAGGCTATCGACGCTCATGCGATCTCCCGCCAGTCGGAGAGAAGCCCCGCCATGACCGCATCGACCTCGGCGCGGGTGGCGCGGGTGTACGAGTAGTCGCCAAGGCTCTCCGAGGCGAGCCCCGAGTCGCGCCGGCGGTCGCGGTACATCATCGCCGCGACCTCGATGCACGCTTGCTCGATGTCGTCGGGCACGGTCGCGTAGCCGGCGGTGTACTCGATGAGCACGCTCTTCACGGCGTCGGGCATGACGCCACGGTCCATAGGCCACTGCGCCCACCACGAAGGATCGATCGACAGGCGCCCCGTGTCGTAGTCGTAGGTGTACTCGCTCGCCGTGTCGGCGGCGTACAGCGTCACGCTCGCGAGCACGGCGTCGGCGCCCGCACGCGGACGCAGCTGCACCGACCGCAGATCGGTGGTGAGCGAGGCGGTAAAGCCGGGGACCGTCAGGATGCCGGACGTCACGAGATCGGCCGTCGTCTTGAGCGTGGCGAAATCGTGCGTCGTGGCGACGGTCACGCCGGCGGTCGTCGTGGTCGTGGTGACGAGTGCGGGCGTGTCCGTCTCCTGATTGACGCTCACGCTCGCGCGCAGGTAGCCACTCGTCGCGCCGATCACGATCGCGGCCTTGTTGCCCGTCCACACGTTGGTGATCTGCGACACCGGCCACTGGTGCAGGCGGATCGTGTCCACGCCGGCGCCGCTGCGCCATTCCGAGTACGAGCGCGACTTGATGAGCCTGCCGACGTACGACTCGATGCGCGCCGTCGCGCGGTCGATCGCCTTCTCGAGCACGGCATCATCCGTGGTCGCGGTGATCCCGAGCCAGCTCTTGAGGTTCGATAGCGACGTGAGCGCGTAGGTGCCGACTGCCATGCCCGAACATTAGGACCGCGCGTACCACGGCTTGCCCATGCTGTAGTACTCGCTCGTGCTTTGCCACTGCCGGCGCAGGTCGCGGTCGATCCACGCGACCACGAGTTCGGCGTGACCGACCTGCACCTTGGGCGTGAGCCACGCCTTGAGCCCCGCCTTCTGCCACTGGCGCCAGAACCAAATGTCATCGTCCGTGCGCCCCTCGCCCCATGACCCGTCGGGCGCAGGCTCGCCCTTGAACCACGGTTTCTCGACCTTGCGCAGCGCCTCGGCGCGGATGAGCGTGAGCCCAAAGTGCGCGGTCGCGACCTCGAGCGCATCCTTCTCGAGCTCGGTCGAGAGCATCGTTCCCTTGAGATTGCCCTTCTCGTCGCGCATCGTCAGGAGCGGCGACGTGCGCTCGCGCCCTGCCTGCATCGGCGCGAGGATGTCGAGGTCGTTGCGCTCGCAGATGTCCCGCATCCGCACGATGTCCTCCGCGCAGAAAACGGTGTCGTAGTCGGTCGTGATGATCCACTTGACCTTCTCGTTGCGCAGCGCCTCCGAGAGCACGCGGTCGATGCCTTGCGTCCAGAAGACGCCCGTATGCCGCGTGAGGTTGATGCCAAGCGACTTTGTGGCGACCGCCGCGCAGTACATGTGATCGGTGAAGCCAAGGCGCGGGCACGTCTGCACGAGGTGCATGTCGTCGTAGGTCGGCAGCGTCGCGGGCACTTGCGCGTGCGGCTTGCGGCCCTTGACGTTCAGGGTCACGGGATGCCGCGAGCAGTCGTCCGCGTCGCCTTCCCATCCGCAGATGTCCTCGAGCCCGCACTCCTTGAGCAGCGTCGCGAGCTTCTGCTGCTGATAGATCGCGTGGTGCACGTCGTTGTGGTCGGTGTGTCCGCCCATGAGGTAGCCCTCGAGCGGCATCTCGCTACCGCGTCCCTCCTTGTACCACTCGACGATCTTGTCGAAGTCCGGGACGGCGACCTTGAGCCACGCGCCGGGCTTGAGGATGTCCACCCAATGCCGCACGACGGACGACGCCTCGGGGAAGGGGATGTGCTCGAGCACATGGCTCGCGCGGATTTCGTCCGCCGTGTTGGATGCGAAGGGCAGCGAGCGGACGTCATGTCCGAGCGCAGCGTCGATGGGCGTGTAGCCGGGAATGCGGGTGCGTCCTGCACCGAGGTCGAGCTTGAGCATGCACGGAAGATAGCGCACCAAATGACACAGGGGCGACCCGAAGGCCGCCCCTGCGTCGGTGTGCGTCGTGCGCACGATGCGCGCCCGAAGGCGTGCGGTTGGATCAGACCACGCGACCGCCGGGACCGACGACCAGACCGTTGGTCGTGGTCACGGTGCCGTGGGCGCCGTTGGTGCCCTGCGTGGCAATGAACTCGTTGAGGTTGTCGGGTCCGAATGCCGGGCGACCGAGGACCGCAACGGCGCCGAGCACCTGCGTGGTGCCGGGCGTCATCTGCAGCCGGAGGTAGCGGGCCTTGCCGAGGCAATCGACGTTCAGCACGATGGGAGGGCACGCCGTCGCCGACGTGGGAGCCTCTGCCGTGATGAACGAGTTGCTCGTCGCGGTGCCGCCGTTGTAGCCCGTGATGGTGGTGAAGGCCGACGTGGTGTCGCCCTGCGCGACCGTCAGGGTGAGCGGACGGCTGGTATCAGCCGCCGCTGCCTGCAGGACGCAGAAGGAAACCTCGTTGAAGCCGTTGCGGTCCACGATGAGTGTCGCGGTCGCATTGTTCGCCACCGATGCCGGCGCGAGCGGGATGAACTTGGTGTTCTGTGAGTAAAGCATGGGGAGTGTTGTCCTTTCAGGATCAGAATGTGAGCTTGATCATGCCGCCGGCGACGGAAGCGTCACCCACATTGGCCACCGAGATATCGAACCGTTCCGTCGCCCTTGCCACCACCTCGTCCTGCTCGAACGCGTTGAGCGCGCTGTTGCTGAACTCGATGGTCGTGGAGCGGCGGTCGCCGAGGTAGGCGGCGAGCGACAGGTCGCCGAAGTACGCGAAGGCTGCGCCCGCGCCCGAGGGAGCGGTGATCGCCTGCGACAGCACGACGGGGTAGCCGAAGAAGCGCAGCCCTTCCTCGCTGTCGCGGATCTCGTTGGCAGTCACGCCGCCAGCCGACTCCGCGAGGCGGAGGAACACGCTGTTCCACTCCTGCCGACGCACGTACCACTTGCAGTTGGGCGTGTCTGCCCACTGCGCGAGGCGGCCAACGCCGGCGCGGAGCTCGGTGAGGGTGACGCCGCTTGCCGCGCTTGCGCCACCGTCAGAGGTGCCGCCCGCGCCGATGGCGTTGAGCAGACCGACGATGCCGCCAAACGTAGAGGTTCCGTCACCGTTGAAACCGCACTGATCCTCCTTGAGCGCGAAGGCGTAGGCGACCTCGTTGCCGAGATCGTCGGCAAGGTTGATCACCGAATCCTCCGAGAGCTCGGAGCTGATCTTGGTGAGGACCATGAGCTTCTTCGCGACGAGGTTCACCTGATCGAAGGTCATGTCAGACTGCGCGCCTGCAGCGACCTCTCCGACGAAGTTGGCGGTCACCGTGCCGGTGCGGCGCGGCATGCGCTTGACGTCGGACGTCATGGGCACGATGCGCGCGTTCTGACGGAACACGCCGTAGGTGTCGCGGAGCGTGATGAGGCTGTTCTCGAACTCGTCGGGGACGAGGAATCCGCCGGCGGTGTTGACGCCCTCGACATGGGTCTTGGTGACCATGATGTCATGGTCGGCGCACCACTGGAGGCTCTTCTTCGAGCCGAGGCACGCGAGCGCCCAGCGACCGAAGCGGTAAGCCTCCTCGGGGTTCTTGAATCCACGGAGGCGGCCGTAGTTCTTCACGGACTCGACCTTCACGCTCTTGGGTGCGGGCTTGGACGCAGACTTCGCGATCTCCTCGCGAACGGCTGCACGGACCTCGGAGGCGACGGACTTGGCAGTCTCCTCGGGCTTCTCTTCTGACATGGCGTCCTCCTCGACCTCGACGGCCGGGCTGATTGTGACTTCGTAGTTGATCGCGCTGGGATCGAGC